CCGAGATCACAAATAATAGATCATGGGTCTTCTTATAAGAAAATGGATAAATTTTTGAATCATCGATGTATTTTAATTGATAATGTCAGAGATGCCTTTAGATATGCCAATACATCATTAAATACGTATTTGACAAACAGTACTTGTTTTGAAAATACTAAATTATATCAAGCATCACAAGGTAAACACAATGACATCATTTGCACACGTGGTTCTCAAAATTGTGACTATCAAGCCGAATACGGTTATTCTATAAATTCAGCTTATGATATACCATTTTCAGATTGGTACAAGATATTTAAAGTACATGGACACAAAATCGTTTATATTTACATGTATTTACCAGTACAATTATTGGACAAAAGAATTGCTGATTCTAGTTTTGGCGAGAGTTATTACAAGACTCAAATTAAAGATGACCTAATTACCTTTGAGTTAGGCGATCATTCACCACCATATACACATAGTTTTACTAATTGGAGAAAATATCTTTTCAATACGTGTATCAAAGGACCAGAGTTTACAATTTGCATTGAAATAACCAAGAGAATGGGTAGTTTCTTTGAGTTAAAACTCGTTAGGGTAGGTAAGTACCCAGGTGCATTTCCTAGAAGTCTTCCATATTCAGAAATATATAATGAAAATTGTATAATACCAGATTTATTTTATCATTTCAACAATGGTAATAGATATGCGAAGATTTCTAAGAAATTAATAGTTGCACCGACAACCTATGTGACTAAAGTTATGGAATACATAATGCGTCTTAAGAAAGAGACATTTAATTATGAAACGATCCTGAGTTATGCAACAGGATTAACGCATCAAATAACATTCAACGGAAAAGTAATTAATAATGGTTTTGAAGTAGGTACTAATATGTTCCTATCCACTATTTTTTCACTGATTATTATTGGTGCAATTAAAAGATTCCAATACACACAAGGTCTCTCTAAATACCTTAATTCTATATCCGGCAAAGGAAGCTATTTAAGAGAATTTTATAGGAAATTTAGAGAGTTTTTATTTGAGCATATCACAGACACAGTTCAAACAACAATGAACAAGATCTTGTTTTCAGATAATTTTTTGGAAGGTATTAATACAAGTGATCTTATGAGAGCTGATATTGTACTTTTACCATCAATTATAAGTCAACAAGCAACTAATGTCTACACAGATTTCTTTGGTGAAGAAATCATAGCTCAATTGCATTTAACACCCATACCTCTACCCAAAACAACAGAGTTATTTCCTGAAGAACAACTAGATTGTATTATTAAAGTACATCCAGTACCAGGAGATGGTGATTGTCTCTTGCATTGTTTTAATCTATTATTAGATAACAAAATAGATACGGTAGATATGAGGAAAATTTTAGACCGCAAATACGATCCTATATTGTTTTATGAAAAATATGACGTTTTAGTAGCAGAAGGAACAACCACTGCATTTTCTGAACCACATACACATTTGTCATTAAATGATGCTATATTGTTGGCTTGTCAATTAGACACACCAATAATATTACATTATTATATTAATGATGAATTACAGATAATTAAAATGTTAAATGCTAAACATTCAATAAGATTGTTGAACTCACATTATGAAGTCATAGATTGTAGATGTATCATTAAGGGTGGTTACATTAGTACAACTATAGAACCGAATACAGAAATTGCCAAGATAAATGTCAATGCAGACATAAATATATTTAAACTTAATCAATTACTTGAGAAACAAGAAAATTTAAAACATGATATGGTGTTAAAGCTTTTAGAATGTTATAATTATTTCAATATTGATTTTAAAAGTATATATGAGATAGCTGCATCACCTTGTCAATTCAGAGATTTTATGTTGCTATCAAAAACTATCAAATATAATTTCTCTGTGTATTATGGAGTTAATGCGATCAAATTACCAGCTTCCTACAAAAACGTCCCACATGATATCATCAATCATATTAAAGATCAGCCAAAGATCGATGCAGAATTAATAATCATTGATATAGGTGATGATAAAACTTATAATGAAATCAAAAATGAATACATTAATCTCACAGAATTGTATTTGGATAGTTGTTTCATAATTAAAATGTTCGCATGTGTTGGTTCTCAAATAATAGATAATTCTCAATTGTTGCAAAATTTTGCTACAAATCGTAAGATGAATATTCTTAAGCCAACTCATTCAAAAATAGCAAATAGCGAATTTTATGTTATGTTACATAAGTCTAATATCACGTCAACAAACATCGTCAAAGTTGACGTTACAAATACAATTGATATGATTGTTAACCCTTTAATTAAAGATATCACAGAATTCAGATTTTCACCAAATTTAGTTACACCAGTTATGGTAGAGGTACCTTTTTATGAAATGTACAATGGTATCACCAAAAATGTCACATTATCTAAAGATTCTGCAATTAATTTTGCAAAGAATTTTACAGATGATGTTGGTAATAAAGATGGTACAGTTGTATTAATACATAAATTTATACCTTCATTTGACATTAACATAAATGTCACATTCCATACAGGTGTATCAGGTAGTGGTAAAACATCATCAATGTTAAAATATGCAAGTATACATAAAAACATTTGTATAGCATATGTGGCACCTTTTGAAAGATTAGTTAAAGAGATGACAAATAAATGTTTAAACGTGAAAAATATCAAATGTTTTACATATATTAACTTTTTACATGAAATATCAAAAGGAAAAACATACAACACAGTTTTATTTGATGAATGTTATTTTTTACCAATTGGCTATGTATCAATAGTACAGGAAATAGTTAGGTTATGCTGTAAAGGAAACTTAATATATAGGCTGTACGGTGATCCTACTCAGATCACATTAATTGATTTTAACAAGACTTATGACGAAAAAGACAACTTTATTAATATATGTTCTGATTGGTGTACTAATGAGACATATAGATATGGTCAAAACATTGCAGATTATGTAGGTAACATTCTTAACAAGAAAATTGTTAGTAAAGTTAAAGACAATACAATCGTCAAAATACATAATGGTGCAGCCTCTCAAATTAGTGATTTATATAACAAATATAAATGGATCACTTTTTCACAAGAGAATAAACAAATGTTGAAAGACCTTAATAAGGATGTCAATACCATCACAGAAGTGATGGGTTCAACATTTAAAGATGTTGTACTTTATGTAGATGATAAAGATATGAAAAGTGGTTTAATAACATCTACATCATATACTCATGTTGCAATGACAAGAGCGACAAGAGAAATTGTTATTTATGGCACTGATGGAGCAACTAGGACTTTTACTTTAATAGGTTCAGCAATTGATAGAACTTTAATAACAAGTGGTATTTATCTTACAGATACTACAGATGTTAAAGATGAAAAACTTAATGTCATTACATTTGCCGAACCTTTACTTTCATTAGTAAAAGAAAGAGTTGACCCTCAAGTCATAGAAGACATTTTATCTAGACACATAAGTACAACGAATGATCCTTGCATTTTAGCAGCAACAAGTACCGATTTACCTAAGCATGGTGGTAATGGTACACTTAAACTCCAAATCAAAAACTACAAACATTTGATAACAATTAAAGGTAGGAGAATTGGTAGAAAGAATTTCGCTAGATATTATTCTAATAAAGATCAATATCAGACTTGGCAATGTATGATAACTAGGTATACAAAAGATACTAAACAATCATTCAAAATTGCTGAAAAGATGAAAGATGAATTGACAGCTGGATTTCTTAAATTTACCAAATTCAAAACAAAAGAAGAGTTGTATAGTTATTGGAGAGCAGGGTGTACAAAAGAGGTACTTCAACAACATGCCAAAGATTATCTCGTCAAGTTACAAACCAAAATTGGCTGTAATGATTCAAAAACCCTTAAAGAACTAGCAGAGTTAGAAAAGGATATTTATGAAACAAATTTTAACATCGATTTTTTCATAAAGAATCAGCCAAAACCAGGTAAAGCACATGGAATAGATCAACAATATAAAGCAGGACAAGGTGTATCAAGCTTCGCAAAAATGTATAATGTATTTTTGTCTGCTTATTTCAGATATATAAATTCAACATTACAAGATATTTTAGCTGACAATGTTTTGTTTGCCACAGGCAAACCAGATTCAGAATTAGCATCTTTTTTTGATACTTATAGAGCGGAATTTGCAGACAGGAAATTCACTAAAGGCAGTGATGACGTTAGTGAATTTGATACAACACATTTATTGTATACAGTTCTGAATACATTAGAAGTTTTAGAAGCATTGGGTGCACCCATTGAACTACGTAGGATATATTATGAACATTGTTTAAGTTGGAAAATGGTCAACAGAGCAGATTTGTCATCAAATGTCTTATATGGACATATGATGATGATGTCTGGTCGTTCTGATACATTAACAACGAACACCAGGTTAATAATAAGTCTTACTGGTATGTTTAACAAATGGGTAGTACTCGTTTGTGCAGCTTTTAAAGGTGATGATTCCTTTATCTGTGTTAAAGGTTTGGTAAGAGTTAAAGGTAAATCTAAATTATTGGAGGAAGAATTAGGTGTTAAAACAAAATTTGTAATACAACAAGTACCAGAATTTTGTGCTATGATTTTAACACCTCATGGTGTATTTCCAGATGTCGTTAGAAGATGTACTAAAGTTTTATCAAATGTATACACTAATGAAGCACAATGGGAAGAAGCGAGAACCAACATGCGTGAGTGTGTTGAAGTCATTAAAAATGAGAGAGATTATAATGGAGCTTTACATTATGCTCAAATACATTATAATGAATTAGGACTAGACTTCACAGTTAAGGAATTGGATACAATGCTAAGATTTATGGATGGGATTTCAATACAGAAATTATGTCCAGCAGATATAGCAGAGTATAATGTAATTCATTATCCAGAAGAAAAAGTCATCTCTCATTAATTGATTTCACATACTTAAAAAATATACAACAAGGTTTTTAATAATAACTTACATCATGAATCCTCCAAGAAAAGGCAGAAAACAGAATAAAGTTAAACGTCGCAGAAACAGGAATAAGAAAAGTAAAATGGCAAGATCACCAAAGATGGCATTAACACTTGAGGGAGAAGCATTTTTAAAATGTGCTTTTGCTGCACCAGATTTTGATGCCGATAGTGTTTGTGGTGTACCAGACATGTTTTGTGGTAGAACATTAACCAAGAAACATCGTACATTTGCAACATTTAATCTACCAACTGGTGCTGCCAATGACTTTTTCTATTTACTCGCACCTGTACCAGGTATAGCATTTTTCACATGCTCTTTACCATCTGGTACTCATCCAGTTGCATCAACAAATTGGACAGCTATATATTATCCAGATGCTGAAACATTATTTCCATCGGGTGATGAAAACAGACTTGTAGCATCATTTAGATATATTTCAAATGCTTTTGAATTAATATCTACATCTAATGCGACTCAATGGAGCGGTAGCATAACAGCTTGGAAATTTCCTATCGGTCTCACAACTGATACTAGAGTTACAGCTGGTCCTTTAACAATACCGTATTTAGATATAACAGGTTTAAGCTCTACATCAGCTACAGCAACTAATAATTTCTGTACACCAGCCAATATGGGCTTGTATATAGTTAATACTAGTAGCGATCCTGAATTTAGATTCCAAAACATCATGGATGGTATTACAGAATTACCAAAAGGAGACTCTCCAGCTACTTGGGGATCATTAACTGGTAGGATAACAGGTATTGGCC